CAAAGATCCCAACTACGCCAAAAAAGCCAAGGGCGGAAAACGGAAAGGCCGCTGATGGGTGAACTGAAGAAATGGCTGAAGCAAAATTGGGTTCGTATCGACAGCGAAGGCAATATCGTTGGTAAGTGTGGCACCTCACCCGATAAAAAAATGCCAGATCGCTGTTTGCCTGAGTCCAAGGCCCGGTCTTTGACTAAAGCAGAAAGAGCCGCGACTGCACGCAAGAAGAAAAGAGAAGGCAAAAAAGGCAAGACCGTTGTCAAAAACACCAAGCGTGCCACGGTAAAGAATATGAGTAAGGGCGGCGAAGTCCGTCAAGAAATTGCTAGAGGGTGTGGGGCTGTGTTACAGAACCGCAGAAAGAAAACCAAGTACCTGTGAGGTTCATATGTCTGTCGTAAATCTGGGCAACGGTGCCCCAAAAAAGAAAACAGCTAAGAAAAAAGCCACCAAAAAAGCCCCGGCTATGAAATCTAAAGGGATGAAGGCAGGCGGTGCGGCTATGAAGTCGAAAGGCGGAGCCATGGGCGGCAAAAAAGAGATGATGCCCGGCGGCATGCAATACGGCGGCGAAGTTGGAAAGAAGAAGTCTAAAGGCATGCGCATGGGCGGAGCCATGAAGTCCAAGGGCATGAAAAACGGCGGTAAAAAAATGCCCGGTAAATTCAAGAAGGGTGGTGCCGCTTCTAAGTAAAATATGTCATACCTTCAATCAAACATTCCGCATTTCAAATGTTGGGTGCGTAAAGAATTTACACATAATCACGAGGCGTACCATGGTGAGTTTTTACACGCCATGGCTGTCGCCGTAACAACGATGCCCTGTAGGTGTTTGAGTTTTCAAATGATTTTTACAGGCATCGAGGCAGAAGGAGAGGAAGAAGATACCGTTCATGGGGGCGCGATGTGGGCAAGAATGCCTATTACAGCCTTAGTTGCGGATATACCTTTAGAGGAGTGGCCAGAGCCGATGGCGGTGCATGATGCGCAACCGTGGGATTGCTCCTCGCACCATCATGCCGTCTACGTGCTTGATCGTGCTACGCCTTGTCCTTGGATGGCAAAAATAGCAGGGGAAATGTACCCTGCGAAGTACCTTTTCACAGTCGATTATACTGAGAGTGAAATTGCGGATGATCCAGCACAGCACAAACAAAGCCATGTGCTGCAACTTTTAGATGCGGGGGAGTGGACAGGTAACATCGTTGCATTACCAAACAACCGGGTTCGAGTAACGCACCCAGCATGGTTTGAAACGGGTACAGGCGCTCCAGATTTTAAGCCTTCGGCGCACATACATTACTCGAAGTCTGATTTAGACTACGTGCTAGATGTGAACCGTGTATTCGATAACTTATACAATGACAACGAGTAGCAGCAAAAATTTTGAGATTGATGTAGCCGAGTACATTGAAGAGGCGTTTGAGCGTTGCGGCTTAGAGCTTCGCACGGGTTACGATTTGAAAACTGCAAAACGGTCTTTGAATTTGTTGTTTGCTGATTGGGCTAATAGGGGGCTAAATCAGTGGACAATTGACCAAACCTCTATCACGGTCGCGTCAGGTGTCAGTGAATACCCGGCGGGCACTCTTACTTTGTCAGTCGCTGCTTCCGCTAGTTTTACGGTCGGAGAGACGATTACTGGGAGCACAAGCGCCGCCACGGCGTCAATCACTAGTAAGCCTACAACTACCTCTGTTGCCACAACGATCCCGGTTGGTACTTTCTCTAACGGTGAAACAATAACTGGGAGCACAAGCGCCGCCACTACCACTGTTTCTGCTGTCCAAGATCTGTCGGACGTGCAATCTACGATTGACATACTGTCTACCGTTGTAACCCGTGACGGCACAGATTTTGCGATTGACCGTTTGAGCCGTTCTGAGTTTTTAAACATACCCACAAAAACTCAGACGGGGCGGCCTAACCAATTTTTTCTTGATAGGCAAATTACTCCGGTGTTAAAAATTTGGCCGGTCCCGGATAACAATACAGATATTGTGAAATTCAACCGTTTAACGCGCATTGAAGACGCAGATGCTTTTACTAATACGGTAGACGTTCCCTTCCGATTTTACCCATGTTTAGCCGCTGGTCTGGCATACTATTTGTCTATGAAAAAATCGCCGCAACTGATGGGACCTTTGAAAGCGGTGTATGAGGAAGAAATGTTGCGCGCCATGGAGGAAGACAGAGATCGTGCGTCGTTTAAAATTTCCCCGCCAACGTATAAATACGGAGCGTAGTCATGGGGTTTGCATCAGGTAAAAACGCTTACGGTATCTCGGATCGCTCTGGTTTCCGCTACAAACTTAACCGCATGCGTAAGGAATGGAACGGTAGTCTTGTAGGTTTTGATGAGTTTGAGCCAAAACAACCGCAATTATTGCCTTTGCCTCGTGTAGATGACCCACAAGCTTTGAAGAACCCCCGACCAGACCGGGTCGAGCCAATGGTTGTGTCGGTGGGCGTTCCCGTTGTCGGGATCAATCCTTTTGTCCCTGTAAAAGCTTCTGGAATTGTCGGTGAAGTGACGGTGGTGACGACATGAGTTTTACGCTAGCCACTCTCAAATCTGCCGTACAAGACTATTGTGAAACAGCAGAAACGACTTTTGTTGCCGAATTAGACACGTTCATTCAAGAAGCAGAAGAACGCATACTCAAAAACGTTTCTTTACCGGTTTTTCGGAAAAACGTGACGGGTAACGCTACCACAGGTTTTCCTTACTTAGCTACGCCGTCGGATTTTTTGGCGTCCTACAGTTTGGCTTTGATCATTGATAGTGTGTACACCTATCCTTTGTTCAAACATACGACGTTTATTCGTCAATACACGCCAAACGCTAATACTACCGGTCCCACGCAGTACTACGCCCTGTTCGACGACAATACCTTTTTGCTCGCACCGACGCCTGCGTCTGACTATGCGTTCGAGTTGCATTACAAGTACCGCCCTGCGTCTTTGACCACCACCTCAGGCACAAACACAACTTGGCTGTCTGATAATGCTCCTGATGCTTTGTTGTATGGCACGTTAGTGGAGGCTGCTACTTTTTTGAAAAATCCAGAAGAATCCGCTCAGTACGAGCAACGTTTCTCGCAGGCTCTCGCGTCACTCAAGGCTTTGGGCGAAGGTTATGGTTCGAGAGATGAATACCGATATGACATTGCTAGGGGGTAAACTTGGCTTTGTTTGAGGCATCAAGTCTGGAAGTTGGTAGCGTTTTAGTGGCAACTACACAAGACAAAGGACATGATCCCGAGTTTTGGGCGAAAGCTGCGGCGGACAGGATTGTGAGCGTTGGTGGCAACTGCCATCCTTTGATTGCGCAGCAGGCGGAGGCTTTCAAAGAATCGGTGCAAGCGACGGCGGTTTTTTACATCAAAGAGGCGATAAAAAGCGATAGGACGACCTTGATTGCAGAGCTAGAAAAACAAGGGCACGCTGACATGGCAAACATAATTAGGAGTCTGTAATGGCGATAACGACAGCAATGTGTACTACCTTCAAAAAAGAAATTTTAGAAGCTGTTCACAATTTCAAAAACACTGGCGGCAGCACCTTCAATCTTGCGTTGTACACAAGCTCTGCCTCCTTAGGCGCAGGTACTACGGCATATACTACCTCTAACGAAATATCTGGTACAGGCTACACCGCGAAAGGCGCATCCTTGACTCGTGTTGATCCTAGCAACGATGGGACTACTGCCATAACAGACTTTTCTGATTTGACCTTTTCCTCAAGCACTTTAACGGCAAGAGGTGCGCTTATATTCAATGACAGCGCATCAGGTGATCCTGCGGTATGCGCCCTAGATTTTGGTGCGGATAAGTCCTCCAGTTCAGGAGATTTCACCGTGCAGTTTCCAGCAGCAGATGCATCGAATGCGATTATTCGCATCGCATAGGAAATGGCTAATGTTACGGGCTGGGGCAGAGGCACTTGGGGCCAAGGCGCTTGGAATGAAGCAATACCGGTTGAAGTCACGGGTGTTGCAGGCACTGGCGCGGTCGGGTCGGTCACGATCATTCTCAGCACAGATGCCGCTGTCACAGGCGTTTCTGGCACAGGGGCAATCGGGTCGGTCACAATCGTCCAAGGGACGGGTGTCGACGTTTCTGTCACAGGTGTGGTTGGGATTGGATCTGCGGGAACGGTTACTGTATCCGCTGATGCGAATGTTTCTGTTACTGGGAATGCTGGGACTGGAGCGGTTGGTTCAGTTACGGTCACGGGCACAGCAAATGCTTCTATCACTGGAGTGCAAGCCACTGGTCAAGTGGGTGAAGTGTCGATTACAGGCGCTGCAAACGTATCTGTCACGGGTGTTTCAGGGACGGGAGCGATAGGATACTTCCTTGTTTATGGCATCATAAATGATGGTCAAGACCCTAACTGGGGTACTATAACCGATAGTCAAACACCGAGTTGGACTGCTGTTACCGACAGTCAAACTCCTAATTGGGAAGAGGTAGCCTGATGGTACGGAAGGTCAAAAAGGTTATTAAGGGTTTAGAGAAAGCCTCTAAGACTCACAAAAAGCAAGCTGAAACGCTCAAGAAGCATGTGGCGTTTATGAAGAAGCCAAAGCCTAAGACGAAAAGTCGGAGAAGATAGATGGCAACTTACGTTAATGATTTACGTCTAAAAGAGATATCTACTGGCGATGAGGCAGGTACATGGGGCACCAGTACAAATACCAATCTCGAATTAATTGCAGAGGCATTCAGCTTTGGCACGGAAGCTATTACGACTAATGCTGATACCCACACTACTACTCTTGCCGATGGGGCTACTGATCCCGGCAGGAGCATGTTTCTTAAATACACTGGAACTCTTGATAGCACTTGTACCATCACTATAGGGCCAAACACGGTCAGCAAGCTGTGGTTCATTGAGAACGCCACCAGCGGCTCGCAGTCAATCATTATCAAGCAAGGCTCTGGCGCTACGGTTACGATTGCGAATGGTCAGACCAAAGCCATTTATTCAGACGGCGCAGGTTCTGGTGGGGCGATGGTTGATGCGTTTCAAGACCTGTCTGTGCCTGATTTGTTTATTGACGATGACCTGACTGTTGGCGATGACCTTGTGCTCAGTTCAGACAGCGCAGTCATCACGTTTGGCGCAGATGGCGACACTACGCTCACGCACACAGACGGTTCTGGCCTGACGCTGAACTCTACAAACAAGATCATGTTTAACGATGCGAGCCAGTTCATTCAAGGCTCGTCTGCGACGGTTCTGTCATTGGGTGCGACGGATGAGATTGATCTCACTGCTACTGCCATTGATGTAAATGGCACGATGGATGTGAGTGGGGCGTTGACGGGAACGACTGCGACTTTTACAACCGCTGACAACACTGCTCAAATGGTGCTGAAGTCTACGGACGCTGACTCAAGCACAGGCCCGATACTTGATCTTCAACGGGATAGCGGCTCACCCGCAGATAGCGACTTAATCGGATTCATCAGATTCAGAGGTGACGATGACGGCGGTAATGTTACAAATTACGCAACGATTCAAGCACAGATTGCAGATGTAACGGGCGGTACGGAAGATGGCACCCTTAAATTACAGACGATGGTGGCTGGCTCTGTTACGACAGGACTAGAGATTGCAGGTGGTAACGTAAATATAAATAGCTCAGTCACTGTAGGCGCAAATCTTGATGTGTCAAGCGGCACAATCAAACTGGACGGCAACTTTCCTACTGGCACAGATAATGTAGCTTTGGGTAACGCTGCTCTAAGCGGTGGATCTTTGTCGGGCGCTGGCAATC